TGCTAAGGCTGCTGCTGAAACAGCACGTGCTGTTGTAGAGGCTCAAACTAAAGCTGCTGAAGAAGCGCAGCGTAAAGCTGATGAAGAAGCACAGCTACAAGCTAAAATTAAGGCTGCTGTTAGCGCAGTTCAAACAGTTGACACAGGTGCAGAAAAGCTATTAGCTGAAGTTGAAAAGCGCTTAGCCGAGCAAGCTGACAGCCACAAGAGCGCCCTAGAAGGTCTAGAGAGTGCACTACGTGAAAAAGCTGCTGAGCTAGAAGCTATTCAAAAGAGCCGTATGCAGTTTAGTGATGTTAAGAGCAGCGACGGTGGTGCTACATACGCAGAAAAAGAAGCAGCTGTATTTATCAGCAAGATCACTAAAAAGCCTATCGAAGAAACCAAGTATGCCAAGAGCCTAGTACAAAAGTACGCTAGTGGCGGTACAGCTGGTGCTGCTGGATCGGGTGGTGGAGCAGGTGGTGCAGTTCGCCTACCAGGTCAAGTTTGGGAACTAGAAGTTAGCACCAACATGGAAAACGAGATTCGTCGTCAGCTAGTTGTTGCTGGTACAATCCGTCAGATCAACATGCCACAGCCTTTCATGAAGCTGCCTATCAATCCAGATGCTGGTGCAGATGCAACCTGGGTAGCAAACAGTGATTTTGGTGCTGCAGCTAGCAGTGGTACAGCTCGCACACATGCGCTCAAAGACATTGAGATCAGCAGCGCTAAGCTAGCTACCAAAGAGTACATCGCCTTTGAAGAAGAGGAAGATGGTCTTATTGCCCTAGTACCTATCATCCGCGATGCAATCACACGTCGTATGGCTAAGACACTAGACAAGTCTATGCTCCTAGGTAATGACGTTGGTGCTACAACATATGCGGCTGGTATCAATGGTCTAGCATTTTATGATGGTAGCGCTACAAGCAGCCCAACAGTTGCAGTTGGTGGTACTGGAGCAACAGGATTTACATTTGCTAAATTCCAGGCTGCTCGTCGTGCATTAGGTGTTTGGGGCTTAGAGCCTAGCGAATTAATCTGCTTTGTTAGCCAAGCAGCATATTATGATCTACTAGAAGATGCTACTTTCCAAAGCACAGACAAGATTAGTGAGTCACGTAACACACTAATTACTGGTCAAGTTGGACTAATCGCCCAAACTCCAGTTGTTGTTAGTGCACAAATGACAGGTGCAGCTGCTAACGATGCACTAGCCGTTATAGTTAACCCACGCAACTTTGTTGTTGGTAATCATCGTGCAATGCGTATTGACACAGATGACGAAGTTATCAATCAGCGTCGTGTTATCGTTGCTAGTATGCGTATCGCTATGAGCCGCTTAACAAGCAATGAAGGTAGTGGTGTTGTAACAGTTCGTTACGTTTAATTAAACTTAGGCAGGGTTCATACGAGCCCTGTCTCTAAAGCCTGATCTAGCAGGTTTTAGAGACACAGGAGGATTTATGGCTGACCTAATTACTAGAACAGATTATAAAAAATATCTTGGTATTACTACTAATAATAGGGACGCTGAAATTGACCTGCTAATTCCAAAAATTAGCCAGCTTATTAAAACCTATTGTCGCAGAACTTTTGTTGATTATTATAACGATTTAAAAACAGAGGTTTATAATGGTGGATTCAATAAAATCCTATTACAAGAAACCCCTGTAGTAACTATAGATAGTTTTAGCATAAGCACAGACTATGGTCAGACTTATACTGCCCTAACAGAGTTTACCGATTATGTACTAGACGGTGATATATTAGTTTCATTAAATTCATATGGTTTTCGCGAGTATTTACGTGGTTATCAAATTGTATATTATGGTGGTTATGATACTGTACCAGAAGATTTACAATTAGCTGCATTTGATCTGCTAGAATATTATACAAAAAATAACAGCGCTGTGCATGTAAATCGTGACGTAACTCCAAACGTAACGCAAATACAGTATGTTGCTAGTACAAATTTTCCAGCACATATTAAGCGGGTATTGGATCAGTATATTGCGGATTATGCGTAATGAGTATAGCTCAGTTTTCACCAATACTGCGAGCGCGTATAATTGACATTTATGGTGATAAGAATAATAAAGTAGACCTAGCTAGTTTTAAGAAATTAACTAGAAAAGAATTGTTTAAGGCAGTAATAGATACTAAGGATATTAGAAAGCGATTCCAAAGTAAAGATTACCATACTTCTAGTTTAACGCTAGAAGGCATTACAGCACTAAATAGAAAATTAGTAGATAAACTAGAAGATGAAAAAACTAAAGAAATAGTTGCTAGTCTACTAAATAACGATAATTTTTTTACTACATTTGTAGGTTATATAGAACAAACAGAAACAGTTAAAGAATATGGTGCTGGAGATTTTAGAATAGAAAAAGTACCTGAAAAGAAATTACGAGATTATTTTATACAGTTTATAAGTGATAAAATACCTGGACTACCTGCTGCAACATTACAATTACTCAAAGATAATGTTGAGAGTGGTCACTTAGCTGGAATATTCTTTTTAAAAGCTAAAGTTGCGCTTGGTATACAAGCCAAGTTTAGTCAAGAAGTTAGTGCTACATATAGAGATTTTACTATTTCTATGCCAGGTCTCGAAGATCAAACAGCTATAAATGCACTAGAAAGTGTACTAAAAGCTATTTTAGATGCGGATTTTTTAACCAGTAATTTAATTACAGAATCCCAAGTATTTATAGATGCAGTAAAAAATGTTCTTGGTGATAATCCTAGTTTAATTACGGAGTTACAGTTTCAAGAAGATAATAAAAAAGCTGGAGATTTATTACAACAAGCAGGGCGTCAATTAAATAATTTAATTAAAGCAGCTAGTGCTAGAGAGGAATCGGCCGCTGAAGCGGCAATCAGCAACTTAATAGCAACCTTAAAACCTGTAGTTCAAGAAATTTTAGCTAAAGCAGAAGAACTAAAATCTCCGCTAAGTGAGCAAGGTTTGTACGATCCAATTGTTAAAAATGCAAAATTTTTAAGCGAGCAGTTAATTAATACGCCTGGCTCAATAACTATTAAAGATGGTATAGCTAAGCAAATAGGTGAAGTAATAAAAACAGGCAAATCTACTAAAACACAGTCTGTTAAAATAAAACCAAGACCTATTAAACAAAAACATAAAGAAGTGTTAGATATTAGTCAACCTGTTAAAGAGTTTAAGCAAGCAGCAGATAAGCTAAAGCAAGCTATAAAAAAGACAAAAATGTCTGCTAATACTAGAGTTGTAGCCTCTAAAATTGCGGCTAAAGAAACTTCTTTAAAAACTTTACAAGAGTTATTATCAGCCCACCTTATCAAAACTGTAAAACAAAACATGGGTAACGGCAGTAGACGTGATGTACTAAACTTACGTAGCGGTAGATTTGCTGAAAGTGTAGTAGTAGAAAGACTAACTCAAAGTCGTGAGGGAATGATAACCGCATACTATAATTATATGCGTAATCCATATGCAACTTTTAGCGGTGGCGGCAAGCAGCAGTATCCTAGAAGCAGAGACCCTAAACTGCTAATAAGCAAAAGTATACGCCAACTAGCCACACAAGCTAAAATAACTAAGTTAAGGGCCGTATTAGTATGACAAAACGAACACAAATAGTAAGCGCCCTAGCTGAAAAATTTAAGATTATAGACGGTACAGCTCCTTATATAACAGACTTAAAAAATCAAAGCTTTGCCAAACTAAAATTCTGGGATGAGATTAATGACTTTCCTGGAGTATATTTAACACCAGGAACTGAATTGCGTGAATATCATCCTGCAGATTTTGCCTGGGGCATGCTTGGAGTATGTGTAAAAGTTTACTGTAAAAGTGAGGATAGTTCTCAAGAACAACTAGAGCAACTATTAGCTGATCTAGAAACTTGCATAGATGCAAATCGTCAATTAGTATATGATTCAACAAATGCTTATACAACAACAGAAATATTAATAGACTCAATAACTACGGACGAGGGCCTATTAGCTCCCTATGCAGTTGGCGAGATTAACTTACAGGTCAGATACCAGATTATGTAAGCAACCGTATTCATAAAGCCTGGTACAGATAAACGTCTAGTCAAGGCTAGCTGAATACCCATAAAAAGGGATAAAAACATGAGTTTTAATTTACTTCGTAATAGTAGAGTGTTTTTTACTACTGCAGTAGGTGATACAGGTTCTGCTCTAGGAGTTATTGGTGGAGCTCTAGCAGTTGGCGGTAATGCTGTAATTAGTAATACTAATACCCGTGAAATTCAAGTATTAGACGGTTTTGGGTTTAGTCAAAATACTACGTCGGAAACAGTTACACTAAATGAAACAGGTGCTGTACCTGTACGTGGACAGCGTACTTTCAACACACAGCTAGATCCTGTTGATTTTAACATGACTACTTACATTCGTCCATATGACGACAACACTATTCTTACAGCTGAAGAAAGTGTATTGTGGAACGCAATGTTTGCTGTTGATCCAATTGGTGGAACTAATCCAGCTTGGACAAACGGTGATAGTACAGTTACTCCAGAAACTCCTGCCACTGTAGTAGCTACAAATAGTAACAAGCACCAGCTACAACGCTTTGGTTTAATTGTTATTATGGACACAGCATGCTTTTTAATTGATGATTGTGTGTTAAACACAGCAACTATTGATTTCGGTATTGACGCTATTGCCAGCATTGCTTGGGCAGGACAAGCTAAAGCAATTAGACCAGTTACCGGCCCAACAGCAATTGGTAGTGGCACATTTACTGGTAGTGGCATATTTAATGCTAGTACATTTACACAAAAGATTACTACAGCTGCGTTTATTGCCAACAAGCTTAGCACCTTTACACTACAGGCAGGCCTGGGCAGTCCAGGAACACCCCCTGCTACAACTACCTATTACAACCTACCCATTACTGGTGGTAACCTAACAATTAGCAACAACGTTAGTTACTTAACACCTGCTAACCTGGGTATTGTTAACAATCCAGTTACATATTTTGCTGGTACACGTGCAATTAGTGGTAGTGTTACAGCATATCTACGTAGTGGTAGTGCTACTGGTGCCAATAATACTAGCGACCCAAGCACTGGACGTAAACAAACTATACAATTGCTACAAGATTTGCTAGCAGGTAGCAGTACCACAGTAGATCCTAGATTTTACATGAAACTTGTAATTGGTGGTTCTACCGCTAATGATCGTGTAGAAATCGAAATGCCTGGTGTAGTGCTTACTATTCCAACAGTTGCTACTGAGCAAGTTATTAGTACAACTATTAACTTTACGGCTCAAGGTACTGATACAATTGGTGGCGTTCGCAACTTTGATCTTGAAGAAGCTAACGAAATTAACGTCAAATATTACGCATAAGTTTTATCAACCGAGACCGGTATAATGCCGGTCTCACTAACCTTAAAAACAAATGGCAGATCTTAGTTTAAAATCTTTATTAGTACCCTCTAAAAGTGTTGAGGTAGAATATCCTGGTATGCCAGGTTTTATTATTGATGTGGCTTTTTTAAGTCGTGAAACACTTATTAATATTCGCAAAAAAGCTACAAAAACTACGTTTAAAAATCGTCAACCTCAAGAAGAATTAAATGACGATCTTTTCCTACAACTATATGTAGAAAATGCTGTAAAAGGCTGGCGTGGTTTAAAAATTAAATACTTAGAACAATTAGCACCTGTAGAAGTTGCACATCTTGACCAAGAAGATGAGCTAAACTTTACTAGTGAAAACGCACTATATTTAATGAAAAATAGTGGTAATTTTGATAGCTTTATTAGTGAGCAGGTTACAGACCTGGGAAACTTTTCCAAGAACAGCTCCAAGTAGTCGAATCTCAGCTAGCCAATTATTTTGAAAATTTAATGGTTGGTGGCGTTACAAAAGAAATGTATCTTGAGATGTGCTCTATGATGGGTTCAGAGCCTGTTGAAAGCGAAATTCCAGTTGAACTAGATGATATGCCACTAGAAGTGCAGCAAGCAATGTTAGTTTATCGTATGCTGCGTGATGAGTGGGAAGGTTTTAGTGGATCGTACCTAGGCAAAAGCTATATTGGACTAACAGAAATATTGCAGTATACAGAAATAGAGCCTAGTGATCACAAATTAATAGTTATGCTTATTAAAACGATTGATAGCATACGAAGCCAACAAATAGCTAAATATAGAGAACAAAAGAAGCCTGCTAGCAGTAGTTAGTAGGCTTTTTTATTACTAGAAATTTTTGCTATTGACATTTATTTACCCTTGTGCTATAATTGGTGTAAATCTGTGCAAATCTTACTAAGCCTGGAGTAAATATGGCAGGTAATAAAATAAATATTGACTTAAGCGTTCAAGATCAGTCTAGTACTATAAAACAACGTACTAACGATGCCAAACAGCTTAATAACGAGCTAGAAAAAGCTCAAAGATTGATGACCGGAACTAAATCTGGCAGTAGAGCTATGCGCGCAAGTTATGGTGGCGTGGCAGGTGGGGAGGTTGAGGAGTATAATCGTGCACGTGGTGCTGCTGGAGTAGGCGGTGCTAGCGCACGTGATTTTGCAGACCAAGCTCGTGGCCTTGGTGGGTTAGTAAGATTATATGCTACCTATGCTGCTAATATATTTGCTGTTACCGCTGCATTTAGTGCACTGCGTGAAGCAATGCAAACAGATATTATGGTTAAGGGCTTGCAACAACTAAGTGCTGCTAGCGGCACTTCCATGGGCAGCTTAGCCAAACAGTTTAGTGACGTAACAGACGGGGCTATTAGTTTTCGCGAATCTATGCAAGCAACTGCTAAAGCAGTAAGCAGCGGATTATCTAGCTCACAGTTTATTGAATTAGGCAAAGTAGCTAAAGGTGCTAGTCAGGCATTGGGCTTAGATATGAGCGATGCTGTTAGCAGACTTACTCGCGGTATTACTAAGCTAGAACCTGAATTATTAGACGAACTTGGATTGTTTACAAAAACAGGTAAAGCTGCAGAAGAGTATGCTCGCAAAGTAGGTAAAACTGAAGCCCAGCTAACAGATTTTGAGCGTCGTCAAGCTTTTGCAAATGCTGTACTAGAAGAAGGACGTCAAAAATTTGGCGAAATAGCGCAAGCCGGTAATCCATATGATAAACTACTAGCACAATTAAAAGATGTTGCACAAAGTATACTAAGCACAGTTAATAGTATTATTACTCCTATAGCTAAATTATTAGCAGACAATACTGGGCTTATAGGTGCAGCTATTGCACTAGCCGCTATAAAGATTACCAAGCAAGCTATACCAGCATTAACTAGCTGGCAAGCTGGATTAAAGGACGCTGCAAAAGCTGCTAAAGATCGCATGGGCGATGTTAATGAAGCGTTTCAAGGGGTATTCTATAGTAAAACAGCTGCAGCTGCTGGAATACCTGAGTTAGAAAAACAGCTAAAAGCCGCACAGCAAAGCCTTACCAAATCTGTAACAGATAAGCGTACACTAGAAAGTAGTAGCTTTAAACAAGTAACTACTGCTAAAGAATTAAGCGATAAAGACCGATTAAAACTAGCAAAAGATATTGATAAATATGAAACTAGTACAGTAAAGCACAGACAAGATCAAGTTGCAGCTGCTAAAGAAGTATTGCGAATTGATAGTGAAATTAAAAATATTAGAAATCAACTTAATGCTGCCTATGATAAAACCAACGATCAAATGGATAAGCAAGCTAAGTTTGGTAGTGCTATTTGGCAACGTGAACAGCTGACCCGAGCTGCACGTCAACGTTATGCTGAGCTAGAAATACGTAGTCGTGTAGCAGAAAATGTTGATACAATGGGCGTACGCGGAGCTGTGCAGGAACTATACAAAGAAACCGCAGCTAGTAAAGATCTTAGCAAAATGGGTAAGTTTAAAACAGTTACGCTAGGTACATTAGCCGCCGTAACTCGTGGTATAGAAATAGCTGCCAGTGCATTTAGCAGATTCTTTTTTGTAATTGGTGCAGCAGTTGCAGTATTTCAGGTGCTTGATAGTATATTTAGTAAAAACAACGAGCAAACACAAGCACTAAATAAAAGCTTGGATATACTCAATGATACCACCCAAACAGCCAAAGATACTGCTGATAAGTATAAAGACAGTATTAGTGGCGATGCTATAATAGCTTTTAGTAATAGTCTAGACGAGTTAACACAATCACTAAAAAATGTTACTAAAGGATTCATAGAAGCACAAGAAGCTGCAGGATATTGGGATTTTATTTGGGATCGTATAAAAGATGTAACGCCATTTGTTGACAGTTTGCAAGAATCAACCTCAAAAAGCATTGGTAAAAGTTTAGTAGCAGCTATAAAAAGTGTACCTGAAGGCCCAATGCGAGACGAGCTTAGTCAAAAGTTCTTTAAAACACTAAAGCTGGGCGATACTGCACTAGTTAATACAGAAACATTTACAAATGCACTAAAAGGCTTAGATGCAGAAACATATGGCAAAGTTATACAACAGCTTGGTGTGGATCAGGCCGGTGTTAACGAAAAATTTAAAGAAAGCACTATTTATTTAAGAGACTTAGAATCTAGTACTGAAGCTGCTACAAAAGCTCAACAAGCTTTTAATAATAGTTTAAAGGATACTAGTCCCGTAGCACAATTTTTTAGAACTAGTATTAGTCTTGCAGACACACTATCTAAAGCACTAAAACAAGTAGACTTTAATGCTCAATTAGGTGCATTAGACAAACTGTCTAAAGTAGATCTAACAATTTTTGATCCTAGTGTAGCACTGGAAATAGCCAAGCAAGTAAATGCTTATAAAGATGCCGCGCCTAGATATAAAGAACTAACTAGTATCGCTGCTGATGCAGAAAAAGAAGTAGCTAGACTAAATCAAATGATAATTGATTCACAGATAATAGACCCGTTTACTGGTTTAGTTTATGTGGACCCTAAACTGCAAAAAAGTGTAAGTGAAGTTGAAGACACACTGAATAAGGCCAAAAAAGCCGCCGAAGATTTAAAAGAAAAAACTAAACAAATAGCGAATGAAACACAGCTACTAATAGAAAAGAGTGTTGGAGCCACTATTGCTAGAAGTTTAGATGCGTTTAGTACAAAATTAAGACAAGCAGTTGTAGAACAGCAAAAATACATATTAAGTAAATTTCCAGTTAGTACTGAAGCAGGCATTCAGCTAAGCAATAAGTTAGCCAAAGAACAAATTGATCTAGACTTTAAATTGATAAACAGCCAAGAAATGCTTAGTGCTTCTCAAGATTTACTACGCATACAAATTCAGCGTCTAGCAGATATTGAAGAACTAAAAAATCTACCCAAAACCGCAGAAAATATACCGCGCGCAGTAAAATTAGCAGGCAGAATTGGTGAAGCTGGCAGAGCAGAAGAGCTATTTTCTGGCGGAACATTAGCAGAACTAAGATCAGCAGCTATTTATAATCCAGCACTTTATGCGTTAGTAGAGCGCAGACAAAAGCTAGCACTAGCTCAACAACAAAAAGGTATTAAAAGTTCTATAGAAGATTTTAATACTGCACTTGCTGATATTGCACTAGCAGCCGATGATAAAATAAAAGTATTAAATACTTTTATAAAAGGATTAGAAAATAGTATTAATTCTGTTGTTACCGATACTGAGTATGGTATAGGAACAAAGTCCGTCATGTTGTTACAATTGGCAGAGATCCAGCGCAAAAAGTTAGTGGAAGAAGGCCAAAAACAAGTAGATATTGCCATTAGAACTGGCAGAGAACTAGTTTCTACTGCTAAAGGTGATACCAATAAGACATTGGCACAAGAAGCTGCCAATGAATTAGAACGTAGAGCTCGATTAGAAAGCCAGATTAATTTAGAACTATTTGATCAGTCTGAAAACATAAGACAAGTAAATCAAAATAATCAAGACTACCTATCAATCTTAGATATAAAATATCAAAAATTAGACAAAGAGCTAGCTTTACAGCGCGAGTTAAGAAATTTAGAAACACTAAGACTAGATAATAGATTAAAATTAGAAGAAGAACTATTAGGTCAAGCAGATAGATTTAAAATATTAACTGATGACCAAATCAGAAATCAACGTAAACGTATACAAGAACAAAGAATAGAACGAGAATTAGCAAATAATTTATTTCAATTACAAGAAAGCAGAGCACAAGCAGCTAGAGATGCTGTAAAATCTGGCGGAATTGGGGACGACTCAGGAGCAGCTACTCCACAACAAATAAGAGCAAGCGAAGCATATGCACTAGAACTAGACCGACTAAGCGCACTAGAAAAACAATATAAACTAACAGCCGAAGGCCAACGACAGCTACTAGAAGCACAAAATCAATTTACACTACGCGAAGAGGCATATGCAGATGCATTTGTTCGTAGCTTTGATCGCATGACTGATGCCGTAGTAGAGTTTACAAAAACAGGCAAACTTAACTTTAAAAATCTAATAAATAGTTTCTTAGAGGACTTATTGCGATTTGAGGTTAAAACTGCTATGCAGCAAACTCTTAGTAGTTTAGGCGGCGGAATGGGCCTAGCCAAAACCGTACTAGGTCGTGTTGGCCTAGCCAGTGGCAAGCAAACACCAGAAACTATGCTGCAGCCTAAGGGCACTGAAGGCGATCCACTATATGTTTCAATAGTCGGACCAAGCATATCAAGCTATACTGGCTTAGGTAGACAGCCAGGAAAACCTGCGCCTATAGTTAGTAGAGATTCTCCAGATTTTTATACTGGCAGGCAGTTTGAGGCAGATTTACCAACACCAAATACTAGTGAACTATTAGCTGCTAATCGCATACCTTTTATAGTTAGTGGAGCCGAAGGCCCGTTTATTTATACAGATGTTAGACCAGAACAAAAAACGTTTGAAGAAAAAAAGTTTGAGGTATTAGGCAGTAAAGTAACACGCGAAAGTTTAGTTTTTGGCGAGCGCTGGGCGGAGGCAGTAACTCCTTCAATAGAAAGAGTTAGTGAAAATCTTAAACGTAGTTTTACTGTAAATCCTCAAGCTCTTGCTGATAGCATGATTGAGGGTTTCGAAGGCGGCTTCCAAGGCTTAGCTAGTATAGTGCAAAGAACCGCATTACAAGCTGGTGGAAGTTTGCTTGGTGGTTTATTTAAGAGTTTACTTGGTGGTGGAGGAGGTTATGGCTCAGCATATGATGCACTATTAAATCCAGGACTATTTGGTGGTGTATTTGCTAAAGGCGGATCACTATCAAGTGGAGAATGGGGTATTGCAGGAGAAGCAGGACCCGAAATCGTAACAGGTCCAGCAACTGTGTATCCTATGCAAAATACTAGCCAAGGTAAAGTTGAAGTTGTTGTAAACAACTACAGCAATGCTAGTGCAGAAACTCGTGAAACTACCGACAGTCGCGGTAATCGTCGCATTGAGGTAATCGTTGGTGAAATGGTAGCTGGTGAAATGTCTAGATCAAACAGCGCTGTACAGCAGTCACTAACAAATAATTTTGGTGCTAGACCAATGGTAGCAAGGAGATAATATGCCTATTCCTGTATGGCCAGTAACATTGCCACAAAGTCCTCAAAAAGACTTTCAAGAAACTATTGGCATAAATATTGTTCGTTCTAGTATGGATGCAGGTCCGGCCAAGCAGCGATTGCGTGGCCGTAGACCTAGTATGCTAAGTTTAAGTTTTATAATGACTACCAGCCAAACACAAACACTAGAAACTTTTGTAAACACCGACCTGCTAGGCGTAAAGCGATTTACATTTACACATCCTAGAACTGGTGCTAGCGTTGAGTGTAGGCTAGTGCCGCAAGGCGATGGACAATTTTTTACGCTTCAATATCGTGCGCCAGGATACTGGCAAACTAACTTACAATTTGAAGTATTACCATGAGTAGACTGAGTACACTATCCGCAGACGCTATACGCGCTATGTTTTCGTCTGAAACAGACGAGCAATTAATTATGCTTGTAACTATTACAGATCCAGAAGATCTAGCAAATCCTATACGTTTAGCAGATGGATTTACTCAACGACTTACTGGAGCTACAGCTACAACAAACACTATTACAGGCGATACTACTGATAGTGAAGTAATTTATGGCGTTATAAGTAACAGCCTTAGATATGTATTTTTACCAATGCAAATTACCCTACCCACAGAGCAAGAAACTGGGGTAGGAAATTGCTCAATTGTATTTAATTATGTTACACAAGAAGCAATCTATTTAATTAGACAACACCTTACAAAACCAGCTGAAGTAAATATACAATTAATACTAGCTAGTGATCCTAACTACATAGAAGCTAGTTTTCCTAAATTTTATATTACCAACGCCATTTATAACGCTGAAAGTATACAACTACAACTAGAAATGATTAGCTTTAGTCGTGAGCCTTTTCCTAACTTTAACTTTACACCATTATATTTTCCAGGATTGTTCTAATGAATTATAATAAATATATTGGCTTACCATATAAAGAAAATGGTAGAAGCACACAAGGTGTAGACTGCTGGGGATTAGCCAGACTATTTTACAAGCACGAGCTAGGCATAGAATTGCCTAGCTATACAGAATTATACGCTGGCAGCTATGACCCTAAGGTTGTAGCTGCTATTGACTATTATAAGGATGGTTGGGAGCCAGTTGCTAACCCACATCCAGGTGACCTATGTTTGTTCAATATCCTAGGCGAACCAGCTCATATTGGCATATACATAGGCGATCAACGATTTATACACAGCAGAGATGGTTTAGATAGCGTAATTGAACGCCTAGATAACTTTAGCTGGAAACGCAGACTACTAGGATTTTACAGATATAAACCTACTAGCATTATAGCTACTGGCAAACCGCATCCACTGCAGTGGTCTAATACTGTACTAGAAGGTGTGCGTGTAGGTACTACATGCAGCGAATTCGCTAGCTATATTATTGATAAGTATAAGCTAGGCAAACGACTAGCTAATAAGCTGCTGTTAACTATAGACGGTGTAATAGTACCACAAGAACAGTGGAATACTACAATTATTAATGCTGGACAAAATATCAACTATAGAGTAGTTGCTCAAGGACGTCAAGGATTACGCCTAGTATTAATGATTGCAGTATTTGTAATCTCTCAAGATCCAGTAATAGCTGCAAAAGTAGGTGCTGCAGTTGGCGGCACTGCCGCAGTTGGCAGCGCAATTATACAAATTGCTGGTACTGTACTCATCAACGCAGCATTTCCTATTAGACCCCCTGAGGTAAAAGATCCAGGACAAACAATTGGTGCTAGCCTATTTACTGGCAGTCAAAATCAAGCCAACCCATTTGGTGCAATTCCAGTAGTACTTGGACGCAATCGTGTTACTGGTGTACTAGGTGCAACACCATATATAGAAACACTAACCAATACCAACCTACTACACTTATTAATCATCTGGGGATTTGGCCCACTGCAAGTTGATGAAAATACTATTAGTGTTGGTGCTACACCGCTTAGTGAATTACATAGTGACAAACTATTATATAATAACACAGAGGTAGCTTATACACTAGGTGGATTAACTACTGAAACTCAAGCACAAGCAGATACCTTTAACAGCTATTATCCTAGCGATGTACAACAACTACCAGCTAGTCCAGTTGAACTTGTAAATAATAACAATGACGGAAATCCTTGGACACTAGTAACATTTACACAACCAGCTACTAGCATTGATGTTGCCTTTAATTTTCCTGAAGGTTTGCGGGCTATTTATACCAAAGATGGTAAAACAGACAAGTTTAATGTTAGCCTAGGAATTGAAATTGTACCTGCTAATCAAGTACAAACTAATCCTAACCTAGATAGTACCGCTAGTAGTAATATTGATTATTATAATTTAAGCAGCAGTAAAACTGAGCAGGTAGATGTACCGCAACTATGGGTTATTAATGAAACTACTTCAGCTACTATTTATCAACGATTTACTGCTTGTTTGCGACCAAATGCAGACAGCTTAACTATATTTGCCGGAGCTGCTAGCGATACTAATAGTAGTAATCCTAGTGCAGCTTATAAGTCCTATTTAAATAGCACTGCATATACTCAACTATTAGGCACACAGCGTGACTTTATTTTTGAACCACAAATTCCCAGCGGGTATTTACGACTGTACAGCTTTACACTAGACAGCGGTAATAACATATCTAATCAAACAGATCATACTAGTGGTTATACCACGCTGGTCAAAAGCGGCCTTAACTTTTCACTAACACAATCTACTAAGCAAGACTATAGTAGTGGTGGTGCAGAAACACTTTTCTTACCAGCATTTAATATTACGGTTAGCGCTGGTAGTTTAACTAGCACAACACTTAGCAGTGCTAATGCTGTAACACAACTAACTGTATTTAACAGTAGAACTAATTTTGCCAACATAACAAACGTTACTAGAACTGATGATATTTGGCATAATTTTTTAAAGCAATACGGCGTTTGGGGCACTGCAGATATATCTACTAGCGTTAGCTTTGATCAACAAACAACATTTACTGCTCCATATGATGGTACCTACCTATTAGATTTTTCAGCTGATGATTATGGCCAGGTATACATTGATAATGTTACAGTTGGTACTAGTACACCAGTAGTTAGTGTAAGCAAAAACTTTAGAAGCTTTACTACCAAAGAAGTCTACTTAGGTGCTGGTACGCATACTATTAGAGTTACTGCTACTAGCGCTCAAGCAGTTGGAAATACGGGACAATCATCAGCAGGTATAGCTTGTGTAATTAGATTTGTTTATGATGGTGTACAAAATGTACTACCAACACGCGGTTATAAAATAATTACAATTAGCAGAAATTACAAAGATGCATTTAACTATGTATATAAACTAGAAAATATACCTAGAAATACTTATGCTGTACGTGTTAAACGTATTACCAATGATGACCCAGAACAAATAGCAGACTGGCGTGTAGCTTCTAGAGTATCGCTGCAGGTAGTTAGTGCATATGACAGTATAGATAATCCACCACTTAAACCACTGCCTAAACGAAAACTGCGAAATAATAGCGGTACAGTAATTGCAGAAGAGCCGCGTAATTTAGCTAGAACTGCTATTAAGGTACAAAGTACTAATAAAGTAAATGGTACGCTGCAAGGCGTAAATGCTATGGTACAAACTATAGCAAAAATAAATATTGCTAGTAACGGCACTTATACGTATGGTGCAACAAATAATCCAGCAAGTTTATTTGTGCATGTACTACAACATACTGCTAATAGTTATAGTGTTAATGACAGCGAAATAGATTGGCCTACTATAGCCAGCTGGTATAATTTTTGCAATGCTAATTCAGCTGCTGAGTACAAGGTAAACTACAACCAACCTATATTAGCCTATAATAACGTTATATCTAGTACGCAAAATTTAATGGAATTGCTACGCGATATTTGTGCTGCAGGTATGGCTAGTCCTACTTATGTTAATGGTAAGTGGAGTGTTGTAATAGATAGACTTAGATCACATACTATTCAACATTTTACTCCACATAACAGCTGGGGATTCGAAAGTACAAAAACATTAGTTAGAATACCAGATGCATTTAGAATAGCATTTGCAAACGAAACTAAAGCTTATCAAGCTGACGAAATCATTGTTTACAACTATGGTTACGGCGAAACAGATGGTTATATAGTTACTAGCGGCAGTTTTGTTACCGGCAGAACGTATAAGATTACTAAACTGGGAACTACTACGCAACAGCAGTGGAATACTGCGGCAGGTACTAGTGGTGTAGTTTATGTAGTAGGCGATACCTTTGTAGCAGCAGCTAGTGGCAGTGGAAATGGTCAAGCATTTACTACACAAGGTACTAGTGGCAGAGCTGTTAAAGGTGCGGAAATATTTGAACAACTAACACTACCTGGTGTAACTAATCCAGATCAAATTAGATATTTTGCAAGCTGGCACCTAGCACAATTAAAACTGCGACCCGAAACTTACTCACTAAATAGTGATTTTGAGTACCTAGTATGTACACGCGGTGATTTAGTAAAAGTAACACACGACGTTCCGCTCTGGGGCGTTGGATCTGCTAGAATTAAAAGTATTAGTGGAAATACTATAACGCTTACTGAAGCAGTGCTGTTGGATAGTACCAAATCTTATAGTATAACTATTAGAACTAATGCACTTACAACTACTGAAGGTTCTGGATCAGTTACTAGAGCTATTCAAAATGTAGGTACTAGTAACTATTATACTACAGTTACTACTACAACTAGTTTTACTGGTGTAGAAGCCGATAATCTAGTAATGATTGGCGAAAACAATAGTGTTAGCCAAGATCTTATAGTACTTAGTGTTGAACCTACTTCAAACGTAAGCGCCAGATTGGTGTTAGCTGATTATAGTCCTGATATTTATACTAAAGACTTAGATAACGAATATATACACTTTAATTCTAATATCACGCTACAAAATACAGATATAGTAAAAAATACTATTATTAAAGCACCCAAAGTAACAAATGTTTCTAGTAACACCTATTACAGCACAGAAATATCTAATGGCAACTATGCTAATACAACCATTATTAGCTTTAGTAATCCTACGGATTTAACAGCTAATACAACGCATGTTCAGCTACAAGTAATTGAATCGAACAGTGTATTCAACGACCTAGATCCACAAAATACATATTTGGTTAATAAGGATACTGGCAGTTTAACAGTTGTTGGACTCAAAACCGGTTATACTTATAAAACTCGTGCTAGGTATTCTAATAGTACTGCTAGTGTGTTTGGTCCCTGGAGCGATGAACAGATATTTTATGTAGATGGTAAAAGTGATAATCCGTTTGCTGTTACTGATGTGGCTATTACGTTACAAGGTACTAATATTATAGTTAAACCTATAATTACTGGTACTGAACCAGCAAACCATAAAACATATGTATTTAGACTATATAGAACAACTAGTAGCGGTAGTGCAGATTTTTGGACAACTAGCTGGGATAGTACAAATATGCTAGAAATACAAAGTAGAACACAAGCAGTATTTAATCTACTAAACTTGCCTAGAGATACTGGCAGAATAAGTAGTAGTGGAGTTAATTATAGAATAGCTTGCAGAGCACTAGATAACACTGATGTTTATAGTACTACTAGTGCTGTAGGTAGTATAAAGATTCAGACCTTACAGTAAGGAAAGTATATGGCATTAACAATTACACCAGGTCCAAAATCTTTAGAATTATATTTTACTGTACCCACAGGCAAGATATATATTGATGATGATACTAACAGTCCTCTATCTACTCAGGTAGAGGAATTAGTACAGCGCGATGACCTAGTTAACTTAAAAGTTTGGGCTAGTACAACTAGTGGTTTTACACCAGATGCTAGTACACTAAAATATGACGCTACTTTTCAAAGCAAGCTAACACTAACAGATTTATTAGCTAATACAACCTATTATGTAAAGTACGCCTATATTAGTAAAATAGATCCTGATAGTTATACTATATCAGCTCAATCAAGTGCTACTACAGAAAGCGGAGTAGCACTACTAACACTTGACCCTACTGATTGGGCTTTTATTTTTGATAATAATTTGGCTACCACAGCCAATTATCCCGCTAGTATTACGTTTACCGCAAATAAACAAAATATAACAGGTGCAGTAACATTTACAGCTACTGCATATAATAGTAGTAATACTAGTTTAGGCAGTATTACACTAACTGGCACCGGCGATATTAGAACACTTACTGCAGCTAACTTTAATAGCTTAGGCACAACTACAGTTAGATATGTAAAAGTAGTTGCTACGCTAGGAACACTTAGTGATACTGTGACTATTTGGCGTGGTGATAATGGTAGTGATGCACTAACATTTTTATTAACTAATGAATCACATACAGTACCAGCAGATAGTAGTGGTAGTGTAACTAGTTATACTGGTGCAGTTACATATGCTGCAATATTTCGTGGCATTACTAATGAAACAAGTTTATGGACTATTACTAAAAGTGATGGGACCGGTTTAACGACCACATTAACTGGCACAGGCACTAGTAATATAACGCTTACTGTCAACACATTAGCTAGTGGAACAGATAGTGCAATTAGCACAATTACTGCTACTAGAACAGGTTACCCTACATTAACAAAAGACTTTTCTATTAGTAAAAGTAAGGCGGGTACTAATGGAACCAATGGTTTACCAGGAGCCACAGGTCCAACCGGCCCACAAGGTAATCCAGGCAGTGCCGGTACAACTGGACTAGAGGGTATACGTACTATAACAGCCTATAGATTACGTAGTCAAAGTGATGCACTACTAACAACAGCACCCAGCAATACTAGTGGTGCAACCGCTCCTGTAGATTATAGTCTAACAGCACCTAGTGCTACAGTTGGTCAAGTAGTTTGGTATAGTTTTGGCAGATATAATCCTAATGCTACTACCTTAGAAAGCATACCAGCAAATACTACAATATGGAGTGTACCAATTGCTGCTAGTGTATTTCAAGATATACGCAGTGATAACTGGACTGGAGGCACACCTAGTGGCGGTACATTTACTAGCAATACAGGATATTATTTAAACAGAACTGAAGGAAGCTTATACGCTACTAATGCATATTTACGTGGTCAATTAGTAACAGGTGTAAGTGGTGCTCAGCGCATTGAAATAAATAAAACTGATGCTAATAAAGTAGCTATTTATAATAATTCCGATGAATTACTAGGTTATTTTGGTGGTCTTGGAACAAGCGCTTCACCATTACTAAATCTTACTCCAGTATTAGGACTTTTTAATGTTGTATATGGAGCTATAACCGTACTTCCAAATCCTGCTGGTACAATAGGCGAATCCGCCGCTTATTTTGCTAGAACTATAGACTCAACAATTACTAGCGAACTAGGCAGTTGGACTACCAATTATGGCGTAACAGTAAAAAAAGGTGCCTATGGTTCCGTTAATTATGGATACCTAGCACAAGGATATTTAGGATACTCTGACTCATCTAGTTATAGTGCGGCCGGTAGATTTTATAATGCTCAAGGTGGTACAGAAGTTTCAATTGGTGATTCAGCCGGATATGCATTAAATATTCGTAGCGGAACTTTTAGATATGGTAGTGTAACTATTAGTGCGCCACCTAATAATACTACAACATATTTACGTGCTGATGGTACTTGGAGTAGTGTTTCTGGTTTACCTAGTGGTGGCACAGCTACACAAGTATTAATTGGTAACGGTACTTGGACTGATAGTCCACAACTTGTAAATCCTGCTGCAAGTGGTGGTTATTATGGTATTAGTGCTGGAGTTAGTAAGAAAATCTTAGACTATGACAATAGTGCTATGGCAACTATTGTTGGCAGAGAGATAACTAATGGTGGCTTTGTAATAACCAGTAATGCCGTTAGACCATTACAATTACGCAGCACAGCAGTAACAGATCTAGGAACTACCAGTGGTGGCGACTACACTTTTAGAAACTTTGGTTGGGGCGGGTACCTAATACCTCCACCACCAGGCGGCACTGGCTCATTTTTACGAAGTGATGGTACCTGGGGCACAGCCAGCGGGCCACAAGGACCTACAGGTCCAACAGGGCCGCAGGGCATAGCCGGTCCAACAGGCCCACAAGGTACGCAAGGTACGCAAGGAGTAGCAGGTCCTACAGGTCCACAAGGTACGCAAGGAGTAGCAGGTCCTACAGGTCCACAAGGTACGCAAGGTACGCAGGGCACTCAAGGTACACAGGGAGTAGCAGGTCCTACAGGTCCTACAGGTGCAACTGGTACGGTTAGTGCCGGTACACTTACTTCTAACCTTACATTTCAAAAAGATGTACCCCAAATACTATTAAGATCAGCAGGTGCTGCAACACAGTGGTATATAGGTGCTAATATCAGTGATGGTGTAAATGACGGAATTCATATTGGTCAAGGTACAGGCATTGGCGGAACGCTAAGAGTAAATATAGATTATTTAGGTCGTATTAAAGTTCCAGAAGTATATAATACTACAGTAACAGGTCGCGATGTTTATGTAGATAGTTCAGGTATGCTTGGTTACTTAAGTTCAACACGTGCTAGTAAGACTAACATTAGCCCATTACCTAATACTAATTGGATATATAATCTGCAGCCAATAACTTTTAATTTTAAAAAGAAAGATAAGCTTGGTAGATATACTAGTGATATAGAAACAGATATACAATATGGTTTAATTGCTGAGGATGTAGAGTTGGTAAATGACGAATTATGTATTTATGATATAATCGACGGTAAAAAAATTCTACAAGGTATTAGTTATTCAAAACTTATAGTTCCACTAGTAAAAGCAATTCAAGAGCTCAAATTAGAAATTGAATTGCTAAAAACACAAGTATAAATATTGGAGTTAAAATGAATTGGTCAATTATTAGATTAGAGGTTAAACCAAGTTACAATAATTTGCAAGATGTTGTAGTTTTAGTAAATTGGATGCTTACAGCATCTAACAATGGTGTTACAGAAACTATAGAAGGTATTACACTAGTTGATCCACCAGGTGAAGTGTTTGTAGCCTATGAAAACTTAACACAAAATGAAATTTTTGATTGGGTATGGAACAAAATAAGTAAAACTGGAACAGAGGAATTATTAACTCAAAGAATACAAGATAAAATTACACCACCAACCGTTAATAAACCACTACCGTGGAACTAAACAAATAAATTATATTAGATAATTAAAAAATTTTACATAACAAAACTACTATGACCTGGCGACTGAGCTGACTAAACCAACTTGGATACCGCAAAAGGGTCTATAAAGAACTGAAAAAGTTCACGGTAATGCCCTGCTTAATATTGATTAAGCAGGGCATTTTTTATAGTTGACAACCTCTTGCCCTTGTGCTATAATATACAAGAGTCAAAAAAGGTTTAAATATTTTTACTTGACAATAAGCAGTGCCACTAAAACACAGTTGGCAGCCTAGCTACAACTAAACTTGTATCTTAATCACTGCTAACAAATAGGAGCTGCAATGGAAGTCGTAGAAAATCACAGCCTGGTACAAACAATTAGCGTAGCAGCTATGGCTATAATTGCACTATCAGTAGGAGTGCAAAAATTATTAAAAGACTGGCGTAGTACTGATGCAGAAACAAGTGTAATCAAGATGATGCATGAAGAGTTGGAGCGCATGGGCCAGCATAATAGTAAGCTTACTGAAGAATTAACTAAGCTACAATTAGATATAGTTGAATTAAACAGTCAACTAACTAAACTTAGCATTGAAAATAATAAGTTGCAGGAAGAAATTGCTGCGCTTACTACGGAGTTAAATAGTTTTAAGAAACTGGCAGCTCTTAGAAAGGTAAAGGTCTAGTATGGTTCCTGCAAAAGTTAATTATAAAATTTATCAGGGTACTACCTTTAAACAAGTATATCGCTGGGAAACCGATACCAAGTATTATGCTAATGTACAGTCTATTAGTAAGAGCGGACCTTGTATAATTACTACTAGTGCCGCACACAGTATACCACCTGGATGGCGTATTAGAATTACCAATGTTGGTGGTATGAAAGAAATTAATAGTACTGGTGATGATGATTATCATTTTGTTAATAATGTTACAGCCAGCACATTAACTGTTAATAGTATTAATAGTAGTGGCTATACTAATTATACTACTGGCGGAACAGTAGAGTATTATGCTCCTTATCCGCTGCAATACTATAGTGCTGTATTACAAATTAGAGCAAATGTTAATAGTGATACAGTTATACTAGCACTAAATAGTGGAGCTGGTGGAGGCATTGTACTAGATACAAATAATAGTACAATAACAGTTACATTAACTGCTCAACAAACAGCGCAATTTAACTTTACTACTGCCGTTTACGGCATGGAATTAACAGATACTAGTGGCAATGTAACTCCGTTTATTGCTGGCAATATAACTGTGGTAAAGGATGTAATACGATGAGTATTGTACAAACTAATACCAGCACTATTGTAATTGATAATACACAAACCAGAGTTATTGCCGGCGGCATGATGGGCCCAACTGGGCCAGCCAGTACCGTAGTCGGTCCCACAGGGCCAACAGGTGCTCAAGGTATTGCAGGTCAGGGTATTAGTGTTAAAGGTACTGCAGCTACAGTAGCTGGTCTACCTAGCAGTAATAATCAAGATGCTGACGCCTATATAGTAACACAAAATAATCACCTATATGTTTGGCAGGCTAGTACTAGTACTTGGATTGATGCTGGTGCTATTGTAGGACCACAAGGTGCTACAGGTGCTATAGGCCCAACAGGTGCCACAGGCGTTATGGGTCCCACAGGTGCAGCTAGTAACATAGTAGGACCTACAGGTGCTACAGGACCCACAGGACCAACAGGAGCAGCTAGCACTATAGCAGGTCCTACAGGACCTACAGGTGCTCAAGGTAACACAGGACCTACAGGTGCTCAAGGTGCAGCTAGTACTATAGCAGGACCTACAGGTCCACAAGGTCAAGGTGTACAATTAAAAGGCAGTGTTGCTACTGTTGTGCAATTACCTGCTAGTAATAATACAGTAGGTGACAGTTATGTTGTTACTCAAGATGGTCACCTATATGTATGGACAGGTAGTACCTGGGCAGACAGCGGTCAAATACAAGGTGCCACAGGCCCTACAGGTGCACAAGGTCAACAAGGTGCTACAGGTCCTACAGGTCCTACAGGGCCAGTAGGTATACAAGGGGTACAAGGCCCAGCTAGCACAGTGCCTGGCCCTACAGGTAGCACAGGACCTACAGGTGCACAGGGTATACAAGGGGTACAAGGCCCTGCCAGCACTGTGGCAGGCCCAACAGGACCTACAGGTGCACAAGGTATACAAGGTGTTCAAGGCCCAGCTAGTACAGTAGCAGGACCAACAGGGCCTACAGGCAGCACTGGACCTACAGGAGCTCAAGGTGCAGCTAGTACAGTAGCAGGACCTACAGGACCTACAGGTGCTCAAGGTAACACAGGTCCACAAGGTGCAGCTAGTACAGTAGCCGGACCAACAGGGCCTACAGGCCAACAAGGTCAACAAGGTCCAGCAGGCCCAACAGGTAGTGCTAGCACTGTAGCAGGTCCTACAGGTCCCACAGGTGCAGCAGGTGCTCAAGGTATAGCAGGCACAGCAGGTGCAGCAGGTCCCACAGGCCCTACAGGAGCCAGCGGCGCTAGTGGCAGTCAAGGTGTGCAAGGGCCTACTGGTGCACTTGGACCACAAGGTCCTACAGGACCCACAGGTGCCAAAGGCAATGATGGTACCAGTGTACAAATTATTGGTAGTGTGGCTAGTGCAAGTAATATACCAGGATACCCTAATACGCATACAGGTGCTATAGGCGATGCTTACTTAGTAACCGCTGACAGTCATCTTTGGGTATGGACAGGTACTACGTGGCAAGATGTAGGAGTAATTAGTGGACCAACAGGTAGTACAGGTCCTACAGGTGCCACAGGTGCAGCTAGTACAGTAGCAGGTCCTACAGGTCCTACAGGTAATACTGGTCCACAAGGTATTAATATTACACTGCGTGGCGAAGTTGCACAAGTAGCTAACCTACCAGCCAGTAATAACACAGTTAATGATGCCTACATTGTTACTAGCACTGGACACTTATGGGTGTGGAATGGCAGTAACTGGTTTGATGCTGGCACAATTGTTGGACCACAAGGTCCTACAGGACCAGCTAGTACTGCACTAGGTCCTACAGGTGCTCAAGGTCTGCAAGGTCCAGCAGGACCTACAGGTCCCACAGGTGCTATAGGTCCACAAGGTGTTGTTGGTCCTACAGGTCCTACAGGTCCACAAGGTGCGGCTAGCACAGTAGCTGGTCCTACAGGTGCTCAAGGTGCACTTGGTCCCACAGGACCCACAGGTGCACAAGGTGCAGCTAGCACAGTAGCAGGTCCTACAGGTCCTACAGGTAGTATAGGTAATACAGGCAACACTGGTCCAACAGGACCAACAGGCCAACAAGGTACAGTAGCATTTACTTTTAGCGATACTGCACCAGTTAGTCCACAACTAGGTGATAGATGGATTGAAAGCAGTACTGGTATTGAGTATACTTATATAAATGATGGTAACTCACTACAGTGGGTAGAAACTAGAAACGGTTCACTAATTGGACCACAAGGTCCTACTGGCCCTAGTCAAAATCTTACACCCTATACTAGCGCAAATACTGGTGCGTTCAATCTTAGTAACAGCAATTATCAAATTTGGGCAGTTACTGGCGGTAATTACACTGTAAGTTTTACTAATTGGTTGGCTAGTGGTCAACTAACAGAATTGTTAATAGAAGCTCAAAATGTACAATCTAGTGGTGCAGTGATTACTTGGCCTACAATAAACTGGATTAAGAGTGATGGCTCACTAACTACAACTTTTAGTCAATCTGGCATAGTTTTAACTAACTTAGACTTTATATTAATTTGGTCCAGAGATGGCGGAACCACTATTTATGGAAAGGTTATTAGATAATGAATAATACGCTTTCTATAAGAGTTATTAAGCATTGGAAAAATTATGCCAGATATTAATTTTCCATCAAATCCTAGTGTTAATGATACCTATAGCTTTAATGGACGTACTTGGAAATGGAACGGCAAAGGCTGGGAATCATTAAACACAGGTCAAGGAGTTCAAGGACCAACTGGGCCAACTGGTCCGGCTAGTACAGTAGCAGGCCCTACAGGTGCACAAGGTATAGCAGGTCCTACAGGTCCTCAAGGTGCAGCTAGTACAGTAGCTGGTCCCACAGGGCCACAAGGTAGTGCAGGAGCAGCAGGACCTACAGGTCCTCAAGGTGCAGCTAGTACTGTAGCAGGTCCAACAGGACCACAAGGTAGTGCAGGTCCTACAGGTGCTAGTGGAGCAGCAGGACCCACAGGACCACAAGGTACAGCAGGCAGTGCAGGACCCACAGGACCACAAGGTACAGCAGGCAGTGCAGGACCCACAGGACCACAAGGTACAGCAGGTACAGCAGGTCCTACAGGTGCACAAGGTACAGCAGGCCCTACAGGTGCAGCAGGTCCAACAGGTGCCATAGGACCAACCGGTGCACAAGGTGCAGGCAGCGCAGTTAGTGTTAGTGATGAAGGCACACTGTTAACTAGCAACGTAACTAGCTTTAATTTTGTTGGCAGCGGAGTAACCGCAACTAATACTAGTGGAGCAGTTACAGTTACAGTTAGTGGTGGCGGTGGTAGTGGAGCTACTTATGCTATTAGTGCTGAAACAGCCACAGGCGGTGCTAACTTACGATTAACTGGCAGCGATGCTAGCACAGACGACGTTAAATTACAGGCTGGCGATAATGTAACCATTACTAGAAACGACGCAAATACTATTACTATTGCTAGTACTGGTGGTGGGGGTGGTAGCAGTGGACCAGTCTTAGAAACTAGCCAAACTATTACTACACCATATATAATTACTAATGGTAAAAACGCGCTAAGTGTTGGACCAGTAACTATTGGTGCAGGTGCTAGTATTACTATACTACCAGGTCAACGTTGGTTAGTAGCTGGCGATACTGGCATGTCTAGCAGTGTTACTGGTGTAGGAGGTGCTAGCGGCACTGTGCAAAGTGTAAATATATCTGGTGGAACCACAGGTCTTACAGCGACTGGCGGACCTATAACCACTACAGGAACTATTACGCTTGCTGGTACTTTAATTCCTGCAAATGGTGGTACAGGACAAACAACTTTTACTAATGGTCAATTATTAATTGGTAACTCTACCGGCAATACACTTACTAAAGCAACCCTAACCGCTGGTTCAGGCATAGATATTACTAATGGTAATGGTTCTATTACAATTGCTTTATCGGCTGGTGGTGGGGTAGCATATTCAACTTATACGTATACCGGAGACGGTAGTACAACCACATTTGCCGCCGTTAGCGGAATTACTGTAAATAATATTCTAGTATTAGAAAACGGTGTTACACAAGTACCAACTACTGATTATACTGTTTCAGGTAGTAATGTAGTATTTACCACTGCTCCTGCAACCGGTGTGAACATTCAGATTCGTGTAATGGGTGGAGGCGGTGGCGGTAGTGTACAGCAAATATCAACTGGTGCTGGATTAACTGGCGGACCAATTACTACTACAGGAACTGTTAGCCTTGCCACCAGCGGCGTTACCGCAGGCAGTTATACAAATGCTAATATTACAGTAGATACTTATGGTAGAATTACTTTAGCAGCTAACGGTAGCGGTGGTGGAATAACAACAGGAAAGGCTATTGCCATGGCAATGGTATTTGGAGGATAATATGGCAGCACCAAATATAGTCAATGTTACAACCATTATTGGTAAAACCGTTGGTAAGGCCCTTACTGCAAGTTTATTAGATATAGTAACTAATAGTGCAGCCAGTAATAAAGTATTTAAGATAAATAGTATTATTGTGTCTAACGTACACGGAACTAATAACGCCGAAGTTAATGTAGTATTTTATGATAGCAGTGAAGGTGCTGGAACAAATTTTTATCTAGCTAAAACAATAATTGTACCTGCCGATTCCAGCCTTGTAGTTATTAGCAAAGATGCTAATATTTATCTAGAAGAAGGTGATATAGTTCGTGCACAAACTACAGCTACTAGCCTACTAGAAATAGTAGTAAGTTATGAGGAGATTAGCTAATGCGCGGTAATGGCGGCATTATTGGAGCTGCTAATCAACCAACCGTTAGCTCTGCTAAAGGCATTTGGTCTTTAATGGAGCAACTAGTAGCTAAGCAAAGCGGCACTTGGCCAGTATTTGGCTACACCGTCATCCAAACCTTTACAGCTACCAGTACGTGGACTTGCCCTGCTGGGGTGACAGAGGTTGAGTATTTGGTTGTCGCTGGTGGGGGTGGGGGTGGAACGGGGATAGGCGGTGGCGGCGGTGCGGGTGGATTTAGGACGGGAACAGGTTTATCTGTCACTGCGGGAACTGATTACACTATTACTGTTGGTGGAGGCGGCGCTAGATCAACAGGCTCGCCTGGAACTATTGGCAATAATGGTACGGATAGTTCTATTGCTGGATCGCCGATTACGGAAAACCCCTCTGGAGCCGGTACAAATACTTTCAAGGCTTATGGCGGTGGCGGTGGCGGTGGTTTTCTTGTTCCGGGAAGTCCTGCTCCTTACGGAACCGTAACGGGTGCTAATGGTGGTTCTGGGGGTGGAAGTTCGCATACAGGAAATTCATCTTCTGGAAATGGAAATACACCATCAACATCTCCTTCGCAAGGGTCAAACGGCGGTGTTGGTTCTGGCCCTGGCACTTCCTATGCAGCAGGAGGTGGCGGGGGTGGTGCTAGTGGCGCAGGAAGTGCAGCGGCAGCGGCCACGAGTTCGGCTGGCGGGAATGGTGGCGCAGGAACAGCATCAACTATTTCTGGAAGTAGTGTTACTTATGCTGGTGGCGGCGGTGGAGGAACGAATACGGTTTCTCCAAAAACTGGCGGCACTGGCGGCACTGGCGGAGGTGGAAATGGTTCAGCTACTGCTAGTGTTGCTGGAGGCGACGGCACAGCAAACACAGGTGGTGGGGGTGGTGGTGGTTATGGTGATACTCCTGCTAACAAAACAAACGGCGGCACAGGCGGCTCCGGTATCGTCATCCTAAAGTACACCGTACCTAGCCAAACCGTCTTTGTATTCAAAGGCACGACTACGTGGAAATGCCCGACAGGTGTAACCAGCGTTGACTATCTTGTGGTTGCGGGTGGCGGTGGTGGTAATGGATATTATGCCGGAGGAGGGGGCGCTGGTGGCCTTCGTACTGGAACAGGATTAAGTGTTACAGCAGGAACCGACTACACAATCACTGTCGGCGGTGGCGGGGGTTATAACACAAACGGTTCCAATTCAGCCTTTGGCCCTATTACTTCACTCGGAGGTGGTTTTGGGGCTCGTGGCGGTGGAAATTTTGGTGGTAACGCAGCCAGTTCTGGGGGTTCTGGTGGTGGTGGTGGGTCAACAAGTGCATTTACAGCAGCTGGAACAGGGAACCCATCTGCATCCGGTACGGCATCGTCTATTTCTGGAACTACGCTTACTGTTGGTGGGACAGTAACAAATACATTTTTAGTTGGAATGATTCTTAGCGGAACTGGTGTAACTGCTGGAACCACAATAACAGCTCTAGGAACAGGAACAGGCGGAGCGGGAACATATACTGTTAGCGCAAGCCAAACTGTTTCAAGCACAACAATTACAGGCGCTTTAAGCGGAACAGGTATTAGCGCAAGACAGGGCTATGATGGAGGATCTTCTGCTGGCCCTAGCGGTAATTATGGTTCGGGCGGCGGCGGCGGATCTGGTGGGGCCGGAGCAAATGGTGGGACGGTTGGTGGTAATGGTGGGGCGGCAACGGCATCTAGTATAACCGGCTCTTCCATATATTATGCTGGCGGTGGTGGTGGAGCTGTTGCTAATGGTTCTGGGTATTCAATGGGTTTAGGTGGAGGAACATCAACTACTTCACAAAAAGGTGGCGGCGGGGATGGAAGTATTAGTGGAGTTAGTTCCGGATTTACATTAACCGCCGCTACGCCAGGAACTACAAATACCGGAGGCGGGGCTGGTGGCGGCAGTGGGCAGCTAAACCCAAATAATGATGTAGCAACAAACGGCGGCTCCGGTATCGTCATCATAAAAATAAATCAATAAGAGGGTCTATGACAACAAAGGTATTTAGGTTTCTGGGGATTGACACAGCCATGCACTTGCTTCGTCCGGGTGCTAAGTGGGAAATCTCTAACAACGTCTTTACACGCTGGGATGATCCTAGACCTTGTCCGAGTATTGAAGAAGTCTATTGGGTGATAGACAAGATCAGAGAGTTTGAAGATTCAATCCCTACGATCTGGCTACCTGAACAGTTAGAAGAAATGGGCATCAAGCAAAAGGAAATTGAAGATGCAATTGCATAATCTGTTTCCGACACCTGTAGGCTTTGCTGAGCTAGGTCGTTCATTAAGCGATGAGGAGTTGTTCTTCATCCGTGAGTTACAGACAAGACCGAATCAGGGAAATACGACAAGCACTGATAACTTCGTACTTCGTAACCCTGTGCTGACGAATCTACGTTCGTTCATCGAGGATGCTGTTTCGGAATACTTCAAGTCCACAGTCAATCCTAAGCACAATGTAAGTCTGAGAGTGACGCAAAGCTGGTGCAACTATAGCGAGCAAGGTCAGTACCACCACAAACACGCACATCCCAACAGCTATATCAGTGGCGTGTTTTATGTGCAAACAAACCCTGATGATCGGATTTACTTCTACAAAGATGGCTGGCAGCAAATTAAGTTTCCACCACAAGAGTGGAACGCATATAATAGCGAAAGCTGGTGGTTTGAGGTTACTGCTGGCAAGCTAATATTATTTCCATCGTCACTAACCCACATGGTTCCTGAAATTAAAGGTGAAGATACTCGCATCTCACTATCGTTTAACACTTTTCCAGTTGGTGTAGTCGGAGAAGAAATGGACTTAACTGGACTTAAATTGGAAATTTAACCTATGGCACATTTTGCAAAAATTGACGAAAATAACCTAGTTACTCAAGTAGTTGTTGTAGACAATCGTGATACTAGTGATAGTAGTGGTGTTGAGCGTGAGCATATTGGTGCTGCTCACTTAGAAAAAATTCTTGGTGGAACTTGGCGGCAAACTAGTTATAACGGCAATTTTCGCAAAAACTATGCTGGCATAGGTTATACTTACGATAGCGTAAGAAATGCATTTATTCCACCTAAACCGTTTAACAGCTGGCAATTAGACGAACAAACGTGTCAGTGGACAGCACCTCAACCATATCCACAAGATGGACAAATGTATAGTTGGAACGAAAATACCACAAGTTGGCAAAGGACTGAACTATGACAACCAAAATCAATGATAAAAATATTGCTACAACTGGTGTTACAGCAGGCAGTTATACTAATGCTAATATCACAGTAAACAGTCAAGGGCAAGTTACACTAGCAGCTAATGGTACTGCTGGAGGTGGTAACACAGTAATTGATGGCGGATTTCCAGATTCTAGCTATCTATCTATACTGGCTATTGATGGAGGTACTATCTAATGCCACAACAAATTCAACTTAGACGAGGTACGGCAGCAGCTTGGACTAGTGCAAATCCTACACTAGCTGCTGGTGAATTAGGTGTTGAAACCGACACCAATAAATTTAAGGTAGGCAATGGCAGTACTAGTTGGACTAGTTTGCCGTATGCTACCAAAGGTGATACAGGGCCAACAGGCCCAACTGGGCCACAAGGTACCACAGGCACCACAGGTGCCACAGGACCAACCGGGCCACAAGGTGCTGCTGGTAATGTTAGCACTAGTGTGGCAAATACCTTTACAGCAGCTCAAACCTTTAATAGTGGCAACCTAAAACTAGCTGGTAGTACCAGTGGCAGTGCAACACTTAATGCGCCTGCTGTAGCTGCTACAAATACATATACTCTACCAGTAGATACTAGCACCCTAGGCTATGTAAATACTCCTACCAATAGTCAAAGTGCTAACTATACCACTGTACTAGGTGATAGTGGAAAAACGCTTATACATCCTAGCACTGATGCTAGTGCTAGAATATTTACCATTGATGACACACTAGCCTATGATGCAGGCACAGTAATTACATTTATTAATCAAACTTCACAGCAACTAACTATTACTTGCTCAACAGCAAATAACTTATATCTAGCAGGCACAGGTACTCAGGGAAGTCGTGTACTAGCACAGTATGGTCTAGCAACTTGTGTTAAAGTAGCTACAAACTACTGGTTAATTAATGGAAACGGACTAACATGACAGGCATACTTAATTTATTAGCCAGTGGTAAGCCACCTGCAGCAGCTGTTACAGCTTATCAAATTGAGCGTAGTTTAAGATTTAACAGCAGCGATAGCGCATATTTAAGCTGGACACCTCCAGTAGCTGGCAATCGCAAAACCTGGACTTGGAGTGGTTGGATTAAACGCACTAATTTTGCGACTACAAACATACTGTTTTCGGCGTTAAACACTGGACAAAGTACCTTTCGATGCGAGTTTGACGCTACATCAAACAAGCTCTATTTCAGAAACTTCATCTCTGATACTCCAAATCTAAACCTTATTACAACACAAGTATTTCGCGATTCGTCTGCGTGGTATCACCTTGTGTGTGCAGTTGATACCACGCAAGCTACAGCGTCCGATCGCGTCAAGCTGTATATTAACGGTGTTCAGATAACATCCTTTGACACAGCCACATATCCCTCGCAAAACTATGACACTTGGGTTAACGCGACTACAGTCCATAACATAGGTTCTGAGATTGGTGCCTATGGTTGGTTTAACGGCTATATAGCCGACGTTCACTTTATCGACGGCCAACAGCTAACACCAGCAGCTTTTGGTGCAACCAGTGCAACCACAGGCGTTTGGACACCTAGTGCCTATACAGGTACCTATGGTACTAATGGCTTTCGCTTGCCATTTAGCGATAATAGTAGTGCGCTAAACTTAGGTTGCAACACTGCACAAACTGGTGATGAACTGTGGCCATATACGACACTACACCTTAGCGGCAATCCTGCTAATACCAGCGGCTATAACTGCTTTAGTGATAAAAGCGGTCAAAATAATGGCAATGGTTTTCCTATTACAGTTAACGGCGACACACGCAGCAGCAGTTTTAGTCCGTATGGGACTAGTTGGAGTGCATATTTCGATGGTGCAAGCGACTACATTCAATACACAAATTCAGATTTTTCTGTTTCTACTGGAGACTTTACGGCAGAATGGTGGATGTATGTTACATCCGATAAATCTCAAGTTGGGATAATGACCGCAGCATCCAATCCTAATTTGACTATTGGCTATGGAAGTGGGTCAGCAAATGCCAGACAGGTGTATGTTGAATGGGGTGGGTCAGGCGCTTATATAGGCTCCATGTCTAATTACGCAAACGTTTGGGTTCATATTTGCGTCATGAGAAGCTCTGGAACTGTTTACACGTTCCAAAACGGAACTCTTTTAAGCTCCGTTTCTAAATCTGCCGCTTTAGGTTCTACAGCCAATATGGTAATTGGCACTAACTCAGGCGATATAGCGGCTCAAAGTTTTCCTGGTTATTTAAGTAACGTAAGATTTTCTAAAGTTGCCGTTTATAGTACTTCTGGGTTTACGCCTAGCACTTCGCCATTGACCAGAACAAGTCAAGGCGCAACAAACGTCCAATTTTTAACGCTTCAGTCTAACAGATTTTTGGATAGTAATGGTGTTAATACGCCAGCATCAAGCCCGTTAACAATAACTAAGAACGGTGATGTAACCGTAGCCAGCTTCTCCCCATTTCTAGAAACTGACACTACTAGTGGGTCAGGCTACTTTGATGGTAATGGGGATTTTCTAGCTACGCCTACTACTGGGCAGTTTGCAACTACTGGCAACTTTACAGTGAGCTTTTGGTTTTACACATTATCTAGTAATCAACAAGTTATCTTAGGCAATCACGCCAACACCAGTACCACATCAGGTAATTGGATGGTCACAGTTGAGAATGGTACGTTTGGTTACTATATTAACGGTGGCGGTGGTGCAGCACAGATTTATTCTGCTGCAAATACGTTTGTACCAGGGCAGTGGTATTTTGTGTCATTCTCGAGAAGTGGCAACACTGTAACTGCTTACTTAAACGGTGCCACCGTAGGCTCTATAACTAAGACAGATACTTTTGGTAATGCCAGTCAAACCGTGCATATTGGCCAAAGGCCTTATGCAGGTAGCCCTGTTTCTGTAGTTGGTTACATTGCAGATGTAAGATTTGTAGATGGAACTGCTATTGCTGGAACTACAGTACCAACCACTCCTGTTACCGCCATTTCAGGAACTCAACTTCTTACCCTACAAGACCGTGCTAACTACAACAACAGCGGCTTTCAGGATAGTTCTCAGTTTAATCATGTTATTACTAGAAACGGCAATGCCACACAAGGTACGTTTAGCCCGTTCTCACAGACTGGGTGGGGGAATTATTTTGATGGGAGTGTCGATTCTTTAAGTTTGGCAAGCAACGCTGCTTTTGCTTATGGAACTAGCGATTTTACGTGGGAAGTATGGGTGTTTCCTACTGCTTCAACGTGGACATCTGGCTCTGGTAATTTTTACATCATTGAACACGCCACAAACGGCGGTACGCTTTTTTATTATCAAAATAGAATTGCTTATTACAATCCAACAACG